TGCTCGCAAAGCCGATATTAATCAGGCCGAGGTGATCAAGTATAATATCAGTCTCTATAGACAACTTTTGCTCCTTCATGTGAGATGCCTACATCGAGGCATATTCTATCTGAGAATTCTTGGCGAATTGCGCTCTTTGAATCTGTGAGCGCTAACATGTATCCGCCTCCTCCTGCACCAAGCAGTTTAGATCCGAGTGCTCCTGCAGATTGGCATCGATCATACATACTATCTATCTCTTCTGAAGAGATGCCTTCGGTCATCTGTTTCTTTAACATCCACGCAGAGTTTAATAATCCACCATATTCGTTGATATTCACGCGCTGTGTGCTCTGCATCTTTGCCATATCAGCAAGTTGCCGAATGACAAATGTCTTGGCTTCAAAGTTGATCTTATCAAGAATCTTTGCTGCATGATGTTCGATATTAGTTGGAATCAAAATCATATAGTTTTCGATACTATTCGAATCAAGACGCTTGACATCGACGCGACCATTGCCAAGTTCATTAGCATACTCAATGTAATTCATACCACCGAATGCAGATGCAAACTGATCTTGCATACCGATCTTCCAACCACATAAGTCAATCTCGATATGACAAGCAGTTTTCGCAAGGCCATATGGATTGACGTATTCATAACCAAGATAGGCAGACAAAGCCTTGATCAAGGCACAAGTAAAGGCAGACGATCCACCAAGACCGTTACCGATCGTGGGAATGTCTGCGAATGATGTGATTTCGATGTTGGATTTGATACCGAAGAACTTGAGCGCGTTACGAACGATTTCGTTCTGAATATCTTCGACGTCTGTGACGCACTCAAGCTTTGAGTAAGACACTTTAATGTGGTCGTGTGGTGTATGCATAACTGCTACATAGACATAATTGTCGATAGCCGTCGAGATGGTTGCTCCACCCCATGTTGCAAAGTGTGTGGGGATATCGCTACCCCCACCAAAAAAACTAACTCTGAGTGGTGCCTTGGCCAATATCACGGTGTTGTTCCTTTAACGAAGCGATGAGTCCCTTCCACTTGGGAATTACAGAATCCCAACCGAAGCGAGTGTCTGCGTATGCCTTGACGAATGACATCATGTTAGTAATGTCGTTATTCTGTACGTTCTCAATGGCATACATCAGAGTATGTGCGAAGATATTGGCATGAAGATTCTGATCTTCATGATCTCCATCATACTGAACAGTCAACCCACCCGACGTGTCAGCCAGAGCAGAGAAGTTAGGATGTACCGCAAGACAACCAGCTGACATCGCTTCAATCAAAGAACGACACGATGTTTCAGGCCAAATACATGGATACGCAAAGATGTGTGCACGCTGATAGGCTGCACGAACTGTCTCTTGATCTGCCCAACCGTGGTAATTGATTTGTGGGTGCTCCTTCATCCGATCGAAGATAGGCTTGTACGCTTCGTCGCGTCCCTCCCAACCAGGACCATAAATTCCAAACGAAGAATAAACATCTAATTCAATGTTTGGATATTTTTCGGCAAGAGCACAGAAGACAGGAACCAGAATCTCCAATCCACGATGAGGTGTGGATGTATAAATGAGACGTATCTTGTCCTTTGGTTTGTCAACGAGTGGAATCGGTTCGATGCCTGTTTCGATAACTGTTGAATGATTGCTATATGGAATTCCAAGATAGTCACGATACTGTTGATACTGCCAATTCGAGCTGAAGACCAACTTTTGAAAGCGAGCTCGAGAAGCTGGATCTTGAAGATGTGAAGCTTCCGGATCACCGGCGAGATCATGTAAATGATAGATCTTAATTCGGTCAGGATCGAGGTCGCGGACGCGAGCAGTGATAATTTGGATACCATCGAGTTCATCACTTGATAATCGATGGAAGAGATTTCGAGTGGTAAGTTCTGTTCCACCATTCGATTCCTTATTTAATTCATTCAATTCAATTCGTTCTTGATTATTCATCGTCATATCCTGGAAAGATAGATCGGTCTGCAATTGCAAAGAAATCCTTATCACTGATAGCCTTATCATCGATCCATATATCGTATGACGGCTTTCCGACTCGAACTTCGTGGAACTTGCAGTCCCAGTCATTTAGTTGTTGTGTAGTGAGTTCGGTCCAGTCGATGCCCGATCCTGAACCACGAGCAGTCCAATACTTAATAGTATGGCCTTGATCGTATAGTTTATTTATCTCTTCAATACGCTGCCTAAATGGAATGGAAAGCTCATAACGATGCTTTCCATCCATAAAAGGAGTCAGACAAATAGTCTGATCAATGTCGACCATGTAGATCATTCAGGTGTGCAGTCTATTGTAAAACCAAGGATCGAGTCATAACGAAATGAACGCCATCCTTTATTTTCGAGATCCCATACAGCCAGCGAGGTTTCACTTGGAGCCTTCTTTTGCACAGCTTCTTCAAGATCAGTCTGAGCCGGAAGAAGATCAGGCTGCAGAGTGCAACGCAAATTACGTTCTGTGCCATCCTTTTTTACGAAAGTAACATTCGCGATTCCAGTTTGGAGAATGCCTTTTAAATATTCATTCCGCCAAGAAGTTTCGTTCTGGTCTATCGTACCATTCAATGAGTTTGTCATAACCACCTACCTTTTCTGTGTCAATAATAATGAAAGGAACCGTTCTAACGTCCGGAAAGCTTTCGAGAAACTCTTCGCGCGTCAGATCTTTTCCTATCTTCTTCTCTATATACTGTTGTCCTTTATTTGTAAACAAGTTTTTTGCTTGTACACAATAAGGACAATTATCTTTCGTATAGATCAGTACATTCTTAACCATCGTTTGTTACTTTGCTGTAAATACCTGTTGATCGATTTTTTGGATTACCCCAAACGGCATTTGCTTTGACTCTCATCAAGCGACACTTTGTGCTTGGACCAGGAACAGTAATCCACGGATTCTGCCCTTTACGCCAAGCTTCGAGTTTATTAAAAGCAACTTCGCCTTCACTTCGTGCTTGACGAACTTCTTTCACACCTGCAACAATATTACGACGTTGACCTTTCGAAGTGACTGTCTTACGTGTTCTCTTTTTACCCATTATAACACCTCATTTTTATTGTTCATATACCATTATATAACACGTTTCTCAATTAATGTACACAGTTCATGTTCTCTATCAATATACTTATATTCGACCTGAGTAGGCTCCCATTCTTTCATGGCTTCAAAGACATCTTGAGTATTCAAAGCACTACATGTATATACATCGAGTTGAGCGAGAGCGGGTTCGCACTCATCCCAAACATGCAGTGCGATATGACTCGTTTCAATAATAGTGACGGCAGTCAAACCACGATTACCAACCATATCAGAATAGACTGCATATGGTCCCATTAAAATTTTCATATCAATTTGTTCAACGAGTTTTTTCATCCACGTTTCAATGGCTTCTGTGCATTGTGGCGGATTCTTGAGCTCAGCTCTCACAATCAAATGCTTATGTTCTAGTACCTTACCCACCTCATAAATTCTCCTGTTCGGGGTTGAAAAGCAAAGCCTTTACATGGCTTGTTTGAATTTTACACGATACCCAACTGTTATAGTATTGAGGATCTAAGATAGCATCTACATCAAATATGTATTTTGTTTCGAAGTAATTACATTCTCCGCGACCCTTACAGAGTCTTAAAATCGTTCTACGAAAGTTATCTTTTCCGTAGTGATCAATGTCTTCTTTGAGGGAAGTTGAAGAACCGTAGTAGTCTCGCCAATCGGACTCTACGCGAATCTTCTTTCGTTTACCTTTGACAGTTTTGTATCCAGCTTTTGTTAGATACTTACGACCGATATATTTCCTGCCGTTTACCAAGTTTTCAATCAAATATATGAAACCATAATAATCTTCGACTTCAGTAAATTCTTTGTCTTCGTATAACCAATTCATAGATCACATTCCATCAGGAGAAAGATCTATTTATTCTTCATATTCTTCGTCAAATGGATCTTCAAGGTTAAGTTCTGCAGAACAATACGGGCAATATTCAGGCAGAGCGGTATTTTCTGTGATGATTTTAAATTCCTCATCACATGAGGGGCAAGTTATCCAATCCATTATAGCGTAAATCCTTTAAACGTGTTTTCATCAACATCTTTTTTCACTCCGCCAATCACATAGCTAGTAATTTCTGTTTCTTGAGGTGCAACCTGCACATCAGAACCTGAAATCCACTTCTGTGTCCACGGCAAAGGATTCGCTCCAGGTTTACCATTCAGTCCGATAGCGCCCATTCGTTTAGCCGCGATATGATCGACATAATTACAAAGAAGCTCTTCATTGAGACCAATCATGGAACCGTTCTGGAAAAGGTAAGATGCCCAACTTTTCTCTTGGTCGACCACACGATAAAACATGCCGATACACTCATCTCGTGTCTCTTCTTGTATGCGAGCAAAGTCTGGATCCTCTTTCGGTAGAATTTTGAGGAGCTGTTGTGTCGAGGCAAGGTGAACGTTCTCGTCCCGCGCGATGAGCTTGATGATCTTGGCGTTACCCTCCATCTTCTTAACTTCGGCGAAAGCCCAGCTACACGCAAACGAGACATAGAACCTTACTCCTTCAAGAGCATTCACAGCATTCAAACACAACCATAAGGCTTTCTTATGGTCGTAGTGCGCGTTACCGCCATTCCATCTGACATTAAAACTAATTAAGTTATCATAGTATTTGCTAATATCATAAGCGCAGTCAGCTATTTCTTGGATGTCGAGCATCTCGTCAAATACCCTTGACGGATCTGAATAAACGTTTCGAATGATATGAGTGTAGGATCGACTATGAATCGTTTCGGAAAATGTCCATGTTTGGATCCAGGTTTCGAGTTCGGGGAGCGAACAAATCGGTAGAAACGCCAAGCTAGGCGCACGTCCCTGTACAGAGTCAAGAAGAATCTGACGCTTGAGATTGCTTGTAAAGATGTGCTTTTCATGGTCGCTTAACCCTTTAAAGTCTTTGCCGTCTCTTGACAGATCTACTTCTTCTGGCCGCCAAAAAAATCCGAGCTGCTTATCTGTCAGCTTCTCGAAGATATTGTAACGTTGCTTATCGTAACGGGCAATATTGACTTGCTTTCCAAAGAAACAAGTCTGTTCTGTAGCATCAAACATTTCGTTTGAAAAAACTGTCATTCAACTCTCCAAGTATTGGTATTTAGTTTAATATCTTTCGGCCAATCGCCTTCGGTATATGATTTATCATGGAATCGAAGTTCGTTTGTCGGCATAATGGTGAGTCTGCCATTATCTAATTGAATAAACATAAATTCCTTCGACTGAGAAGGATCTTGTGAATATCCATCATGCATTGGAATGACTGTAAAAAGATAACGACCAAAAAGGCCGTTCCTTCGAATCTCTGCTTGTTGGCTGCGTAGATAACTATATATCAATATAGAAAATTGATCACCATAACAATCCCATATTTGCGTGTCTTCAAGATGCCAAGTTTTCTCCGGATTTGGAGAGAACGCTAAGGCATGAGGAGGAACTCCACGCCAAACTGCTCCACACTCGAGCATCACGTGACATCCCCAAGAATGTCCTGCTTTGGCGTGAAGTGCGAACCATATACACGGTTCGAACGTATTTGGTTTGGCATCTTTACGAATGAACGAAGAATCTACCCAACAATAGATATGATGAGGTATATTCCCCGACCCCGTATATAGCATTAAAAGTCCTTCGGTTCGAGCCACTCAATTTGGTTTTGAGGAACTGTTCGTGTTTGAATTTCACCTGTTTTGGTGTCTTCAATTGTGAGTTTTACAGCAGTCGAGTTTGGATTTGTTTCATGCTTATGTACAAACCAAACTTTACCTGCGTCTGCCCACATATCGTTATCTATTTTAATATACTGCATTTGCTACTTTCTGTACACTACTTTATTTTTTGCCAAGTCACTATTTCCCATTTGCCACTTTTGTGTTCAACAAGAGCGGTACATGATTCTACCCAATCTCCATCATTCATATACACAATTCCATCAACCTCTTTGATTTCTGCATTATGTATGTGACCACAGATTACACCGTCATATCCTTTTCTTTTAGCATATGTAGTGACATTTTTTTCAAACTGAAACATAAAGTCGATGGCTCTCTTGACTTTATACTTTAACCACTTACTTAAAGACCA